ATGCTGGCGGTGTAGCGGAGAGGATCGACCCAAAGGCCTAGATTATCTCTTACTGCGTTTTGCTTCAAAACGCCTGCCTGCTCCACGTCTGGATGCCACACCAAGCCCGCTGTGTAGGTTACGGCAATTTCTGCGTCCACCTCCCGATCCGGCCCACTCAACGCCTCTAGTCGCTCAATTAATGTCATTGCTGCGCTCCTCACGCATCCGCGCCCATTCTTCCATGCCTGCCATGATGTCCTGCGCTGTGGCTGAAAGCCGGAATTGCAAGCAGCGCGTTGGCCTGTGATAATCGCCATGAGAACATGGGCCGTTATTGGGGTGTTCTTCGCGGGTATGGCTGCAAGCGCAAATGTCCAATGGGTCTGTCATGATTGCTCCAATACTTTGCGGACGGCGGCTTCATCATCGCTTTGGGGCTTCTGGTCTGCCCAATAGATGCCACCTAGAATGCAGCGCGCCTCATGCCAACTAATCCCGCCACGAGCGGCAAGCCGACTGATGGTTTGTGAATGATTGCGCAAAGCCTGCTGTTCATGGGCGGCAAATAAGCGCTGAGGATATAGGGCGCTGCCGACCATAATCTGCGCCTCACTCAACCCCGCCGCGATCCGTTCTGCTTCTGTCATTTGGGTAACTCCACCAGTTCAGGCTCAATTCCAGCCCGCCGCATAGCCATTTCAATTCGGAGAATGCGTCGCTCTGCCATGTCAAGCGCGGCCATAAGCATAGATATTTCGCTGGCTCTTTGATGGGTAAGAGCACCCAGCCTACCGACGCTAATTTGGGCAAAGTCCGATATGTTAAGCGAGATCGGTTTCGTCTCTGTCATGGCTGCCTCCTGTGTGCTGCGAGGGCTTGGCGGGCGCGCCCGTGGTTTGCGTGATAACCGTGCTCGCATTCAGCGGCCTTTCTGGCTACCACGGCATCTTCAAAATCTCGATAGTATCCAATATGGATTTGCGAGCCACCAACCATTATCTTGGCCTCCCATTTTTCACGGCGCTTACACCAATAAATGCCAATATGCCCGCTAGTGTTAGTGACGGGCACCCGTGTATTGCGGAGATTTTCTGCGTGGGTCACACTGCGGAGGTTGACTAGCCTATTGTCGGATGGATTGCCGTTGATATGATCAATTTCGTCAGGCTCCACTCCATGAACCATCATCCAGATAATTCGATGGGCCATGTAAAGGCTGTTATCTATTGAACCACGGAATTGCCCTTTGGGAGTCAAGGACGTAAACGCGGGCATACCTGCGCGAAGTTTATTCGTTTGTGGGGCTGCACCCTCCCTCCAACGCCATTTTAGAGAGCCTGATTCTGGGTCGTAATCTAATATCTTGCGAAGATAGTCTTGTGGCGGTAACGGCTTGAAAGCCATGGTGCGGTCCTTTCGCATAGTGGTTAGGGCCGGAGGCTGTTGACGCAGCTTTTCCGGCCTGATTTTTATAGCAGAATCACGTTTTGTTCGCAATGAATTAAAGCCCTGCATTTCGCCACTGCCACAAAGCCCATGCCCGCAGTTCTGGATTGCTCCACTGCTGGCCTTTGTATTTTGCGTTCAGTTCTTGTCTGGTCATGCGGTTGTCCTTGTATCTTAGGAGGTCACAAAGCAAATCACCTGCATCCCTTGGCCTAGCGGGCGTCAGATCGAAAGAAGGTTGCACAAGTTGGAAGCTAACCTAAAGCCAGATTGTTGGCAAGTATCTGCTGCGATATAAAGATTTGTTTATATGCTATCAGGGATATTGCAATTATGCGTAAACGCTATAAACAAGTTGGGCGGCAACGTTGGATAAGAACGCGCCGCCCGATTGGTTGTGCAGGCTTCTAATAGCCAAATCAATCGGACATTACAACCGCTAATTGTTCTGATTGCGCGCTTATCCCAAAATTTCAGAACTCGCCATGTAAGGGGGATAGTATCCCTGCGGGTCCGACGCCGCACATGGTCAAACAGTTAGCGTTGGGATTTGGCCATAGCTGAACGGGTGAGCGAAAGCAGGAGACCGGGCCAAGCGAAGTGCAGATGCTTCGATAAGAAACCTGCTTCCTTTGGTGCCTGCATCATCAAAGGGCCTGTGATGCGGCGGACGGCTCCGAAAGCCATGCTGACTGAAACTGGCTAGCTCTGCAACCTGTTAGGCTCTGACGGTCATTTGACCTTCAACCGCAGGGATAGCAGAGCTTTGCCTGCACTACAACGAACTCACCAAAAGCCATATAGGAGTTATAGAGATGAAGAGCTTGACAACAAACTACACAAGACTTGCTGAAATGGCTCCGAAACGAAAGAAACGGAAACGCAAAAATAAATCGGCAAAATTGCAAATTGTAGAACGCATCGAAAAAGTTGGGAAAGCAAAGCAACACAGATTGCCAACTGAACGCGAATTGCTTAGAAAATTAGACGACTGGTCTTGATAGTGCTTGGGTATGGCATGGTGCTGCCAAAATGGGATTTCTAGACCCTGCGGCGAATGTGGTTCGATACCACGCCCGAGTCCATCAACCAGCCGCCTTAAACGGCAACACATTATCCATTGCATCCAACTTGCGACGAATAACGCCAGCTTCATAATCATGGCCGAGCATTTCTTCCGTGCGTAGCTGGCGAAGTAGTATCTCGCGTGGATCGCTTCCATGTATAACCTTTTCCGCCCCAGCGCGCTTTGAACGCCTGCACCAGTTGCGCCATGTGGCCAGCCAGTCGCTTTTAACGCCGTTAGCACCTGATACCCCTGCCCAATAGTCAACGAACGCCAGCGCCTCTTGACGGGCTTCTGCAAGGGTCCATCCCTTTTCTTGCGCCGCCCAATTCTGCCAGTCATCCGGCACGGTAAAGTCAGCGCCTAGCCGTGTGCCTTTTGCCGTTTCCTGCTTGGCAGGTTTAGGCATGGCGTTGTTGGCTTTCAGCGCGGATATTATCGCCTCGATGTGGCGAGGTTCCAGGCCGGTAAATTCTGCAAACGCGCCTATGTGGAAATTGGCCTTCATGTCACGGATAGCGCACCACACATGAAAGACGTGGGGAGGTCGAACCTTTGCCTGCTTGGCGATGATAGGAAGGCGGATGTCTAGCGGGGTCATCTTTGCTTGCCGTAAAGATAATAGCGTATTGTCGTATGGTCGCGTTGCAATATCCTCGCTGTTTCAGCCAATGTCTTGCCCGTTCCCATAAAGTAATGCGCGCAATCCTTGCGGGCTTTGACAAGCGCACACTCTCTCCCTTTGCGGGTCAATAGATCATCAACAGATACATCGTGCCACACTGCTATGCGGGCAATCTTATCGCGTGTTAGTTCTCTTGGGGTCATTAAAATCGCTCCACTTCCCATCCGCCGCCCTTGCTTTTGGGCAGTCGTTTGATGGCTATAAATGATAAAGGATATTGGTCTGCCGCAACCTTGATTTTGACGCGGGCGTCATCGGTCCAAAAGCCTTTAACCTCATGCGCCTCCAAGTAACCAGACTTATCGAGAACGATAAAATCAGGCGTATAGAACGTGCTGTCAGCAAGGCGGAACTTCATGCCCTCAAACTTATACCATTGCAGCGCGCCGGATTGCTTGCGGGCTTCCAGATGCGCGGCATAGGCTTGCTCTGTGCCGTTCATGGCTCCCACCTTCATGCGGCCCAAGGCGCGCATACGGGCAAGGTTGCGGTTAAGACCCGGCATTGGTTAGGGCATCCCGTATCTTATTGGCATTTCGGGCTATATAAGCGTTGGTAGCAACTGCCAGCGGGTCCATGCCAGATCGTGACGTGCATATAGGTGGCGGCGAAACAATAGGCGCAGTCCATGCCGCCCCCGTCTTTGGCTTTTCATACGTATCCCTGATAACCGCGTTTATATCTTTCAACGTGTATCGGGTGCCATGATCGCGGTTGATATGCGCAACAATCGCCGTCCTGTCCGTGATATACGATGCAATGTGGTTTACCTTCTTGCGAATATGCGCGTCCATCATGCCGCCACCTCAAACATATCGCCGGTTGATTGTTCTGCTTCCTGCAAATTGCGGTTAGCCTGTTCCGCATATTCGGGCTTCAACTCAAACCCAAGATACTTGCGGCGCATTTTAATCGCCTCGTATCCAGTCGAACCGATGCCGTTGAACGGGTCCATAACAACGTCGCCGGGTTTCGTGTATAGTTTCAGGCACCGCTTGATCGTGTCAAGCTGGAGCGGGCAAACGTGGCGTTCATCCCCTGCCGCCTTCATCCGGTTTAAGACATTGCCTTGCTGAATATCCATCCAGACAGGCGACGCAATCTTTTGCCAGTCGTAAACGTCAAACTTCGCATCTTCGATTAATTCCGCCAAAACATCATCCGGCGGGATCATGCCTAAAAGCCCTTGCCGTTGCATATATTCCAGATTTTCGCGGGCAATTTTCAAAGCCGTCTTGTCATCGGTTGGCGCGGCATGGCTAACTGGTTCCAGATTTTCGCCGTCCTTGCGAAAGAACAACATATAATCAGGCATGCCGACGCGGTTCATAACGCTGTCTTTGCGTATCTGCTTATAAAGCAAGCCTAGCGCCTTTGTGCGCTGCATCTCGACTACAGGGTCTTTCCAGATCGTGCATCGGCCATGATAGATTAAGCCGGCTTCGGTGTGTGCTTTGACAAGATCCCCGCTAAAGTCTTGCAGACCGATAGCGCCATGCTTTCCCTTGCGCATAGGCAAGTCAGTGCAGTGGACGCAAACAATCCTGCCAGTGCGCATGACGCGGGTTAGTGCTTGTGCAAAAAACTTATATTGTTCGAGAAACTTCTCGCCTTCACCGGCGTTGCCAATGTCGCGTTCGGAATCCGAGTAGACAAACAAGTCTCCAAACGGCGGAGAGAATATAGCGCAGTCCACGCTATCAGCTGGCATCGCCGCCATGCCCTCTACACAGTCGCTATTGTGGATTGCCCATCCGTTACCTTGATATTCTGGTTGTTTCATTTTATGCTGCCTTTTCCTGTATCCAATCGGGAAACGCGAGGTCAATCGGTCGGTCGTATTTCACTCTGGTCGCCGATTGACTTTGCGCCTTGCTCATTGCCAGCGCCATACGACGCTTCATTTCTTCATGATTTTTAGACTTCATATTGACGGTATCCCATACCGTGTTTTCAGTGTCTGATATAACGATGTCGTTTACAACCCTTTCTGTCTGTCCAAAGCGATGCGACCGGCGAGCGGCCTGATAATGTTGCTCATATGAGAACGATATGCTGGCAAAGACTGCATGGGCGCAATGCTGCCAGTTGACGCCAAAGCCTGCCAATTTAGGCTTGCACACTATGGCCCTGTATTGACCATCGGCAAAGCCAAGCAATCGGCGTTCTTTTTCATCGGGATCTAACGCGCCGTGAACCTCAATAGCACCATCTACCATCTTTGATAGCAATGTGCTTTCCTCGTTTGTCTCACACCACACCGTCACCGGCTTATCATGGTTCGCAAGTTTAGCTGCAAGTTCGCACCTGTCCTGAATAGTGACGCGCTTTTCCTTATGAAAAGACGTTGCCGACATTTCGGGGATTGCAAACAGCATACCCTGATCGGGGTTCAATGTAATGTCGCGGCGAACCATATGAATGCGCCGGTCAATCTCTGGCAATATGTAGCCGGTATCATCGCCGCCAAGGTCGCTAGGCAATGTGCAGAGGAAACCGGCAAGCCTTCGCTTATCCTTACACCTCTCGCCGTCGCTGCGCAGATTGTCCGTGAATCGCATAAGTTTAACATG